CCATCGAGCACCTCTGTCAAGAGACATCCAGGCTCCTTCCTACAAGGTCTGAAGAAGGATAGAACAGGTTTTGGAGCAAGTTGACCCCGACGGATAAAGAAACTCTGGGAGTTCAAATCCGCCGAGATGTTAGAGTAGCCAGTCTTCTCAACATTAACACAAAGTCCAAAAGTCCCAGTCACCTCTTTCCAGAGGGAAAAGAACTTCTGATCACCTGCGAAGACGCAGTCGTCGCCGTTAAACCGGCCCACTCTGTTGGCCCCGCAACCTCGGGAGATATCGCTGGCGATGTCGAAACATGCCTTGTTCAAGAGACAGAGTAGGGGGAAACTTACGAGGTTTCCCATCATACTGCCTCTCTTTATAGGGCGAATCTTCTGGGTGTGAGGGTTTAACCATCTAAGGTTATCGAAAGACCCTCTCAACACCGTCCTCTCATTCTCAGTTAACCTTGCATCCTTCGAAAGCTCATCAATCACGGCGTCGACCGCCTCAAGGTAGATGCGATCAGTGGCAGACTCGTAATCTCCACTAATTATCGCTTCCCCTTCACGACGATCGTTGATGACCTTCAAGAAGTCCTCTTTCCCTACGTTCCCACGAACCAACCATCCGAAGGAGGATAGATGGTCGTACAGGGCATTATGAACAGGAGTCAAGACCCGTTTGACACGGGCGGATTGCATCGTGACAACACGAAGCTTTCCCTTAGTCTTGGCTACTCCCAGTCTGACCAAAGAGTCATCCTGGGAGCATTTGGATGGATCCGCAGAAAGCGTACCTCCATTACCCTGAGTCATTTCAAAACACCCCTGCTGGTCAGGAACGTAGACACCACTCTCACTTCTTCTAATTCCGCCTTCTACACACTCTTTGCGAGCGTTTTCCAAACGCTCTCCCCAACCGTGAGCGAGAGACCGGACGTGACGTCTGAGCAGCCAATAGGGGTCGTACGACCACTTACAATCAACCGGCTCGACGTCGCGACCCATCCGGTCAGCCCACTCTTCCATGGCCGCCTGGCCCCTGTCGTGATCACACGTATTGCACGGAGCATCGAAGATGCGCTTGCAGCTCTTAAGAGCCGAAGACAACTTCGAAGCACGTACTCTACGCCTTGTCTTGCCTCCACCGGAGGATGAAGGCATATTTTGCACGATAGGGACCACTTGGTCCCATTTCCCTCTTAAAGATGAACACGTCGCGCCCGATAACTCGG